GCCGTCAGTGAAAGTTGCGTTCAGCAGCGTGGGCGGATTTAGCCATTCGAGCAGGTTGCCGACGCGCTCACGGGCGGCGCTCAGGGCGGCGGTGTCGGACAAACCCGCCGGCATTAGCTGATCCGGGATGACCGGCGCTTCGCTGCCCTCAAACGGTGCCGAGGCGGGCGCAATGGCCCGGATGATGGTTACATTGCCACTGGTGAGGTTGTACGTGCCGGCACCGGCCGTCACCTGCCCAACCCGCCGGGCATACGTCACCGGCAGGTCGAAGCGATAGAGATCGTCAACCGTGATCCCGCTGGCGATGACCGGCAGGGCGTTGCGGGCGCTGCTGCTGAGGAAACAGGCGTTTAGCTCCAGTGCGGCATCACCCTGCGGGTAGAACACCAGTGCCGCCTGAATGCGCCCGGCCAACTCACGCACGGTATCGAACAGGGTGCTGTCCTGTACATCTAGATCATCCGCGTACCACGTGTTGTCCGTGGGCCGCAAATCCAGCGCACACAGGGAGGCCAGATTGCTGTAGCGCGTGGACAGGTGTGCCACCACCCGCTGCACCGTCGGGTATTTCATTTCCTCCCAGGCGGCGGGCGTGGCACGGTGGCGGATGGCCAGTGACGGCACCGGCAGTTCGCCGGACAGGGCCGCGAAGCCCTGCAGCTCCAGGCGCGTCTGTTGAAGCTGGGCCGCCGTCACATCGCCGGCGGTTTCGCTGGTTTCAGTGCGGGCGTAGCCGACGAACAGCACCGGGTTGAAATTGGGCGTACCGCTGCCGAATCGATCAAACCCGATGATGGCGCAGCGTGTGCGATCTAGAACGGACTCCATGCCGGCGTAGTAGATCAGGCTGGCATTCCAGCCGTTGTCCAGTGAGCCGGTGATGGTGACATCGCCATGGGCCAGTTTGAGGTAAGCCGGGTCATCGCGCCCGCACACCAGCACGTCAAAATTCAACGTGGTCGCCTGCCCGCTGCTGTCAGTGACAGTGAGCGTACACCAGCGATGGCCGGCCGGGATGGTGACAGTGATGTTCTGTGTGCTGCTGCTGCCGACGGTGTACGTGGCACCGGGAATGTTCCAGGCATAGCTGCTGATGGTGGCACCATCCGCCATCGCCTGCCCGACGGGTGCCAGGCTAAAACTGGCACTGGTGCCGCTTTCGGCATAATAGAACGATTGCAGCCCGCGGATGATGGGCGGCAGCCCGGCATAGGGAATGTCCCAATCGACCAGATTGCCGGAGCGATCTTTTTGCCACAGTTCAAACGTGTTGATGACCGTCACCACCTGCCCGGCGGTCAGGGCAAACGAGGTCTCGTTCAGGTAGAAGGTGGTCGCCGTGGGCGCTTTCCGCACGCGCCCGCGCAGCAGCGGCTGACGCAGGTCGCCGGCGGTGCTGATGATGACCGTCTGCCCGACGCGCACATCAGTGTAGGCACCGGTGGTCACGTTGTTATAGGCAAACTGTGCGAACACCGCGCCGTTGATGGTTTCATTAACTTCAGCCTCGAACACGACCGTGTTGGGCATGACGAACACGCGCACATCGCCCTGGTAGGAGCCGCTGTGCAAACTGGTCAGTTGTCCGGCAGTCATGGCAGCTTGAGCAGGCATTAATAGGCTCCCGGCAGGGCCACGCGGGTAAAGGCCCAGGTCATTTGCAGGTACCAGTAGTAATTGAGGTTGATACCTTCGGACAGATACGGCAGGGTCAGCACCGCCTGCCGGTTGACATACACACCACCGCTGGTCATCAGGCGGGTGGCGATGGTCACATAACCCTGCTGCTGCCCGCCCAGAAACGTATCCACGAGGTACTTGTACTGGTCACGGGTGACATTGGATTGCCACGTCAGGCGGGCGTAGCCGCGCACGAATGGCACACCGCTGGCCAGCGGCTGGCGCACGGCGTTATCATCGGTCAGCACCGGTGGCGCGAAACGCCGCCCGCCGGCGGTCAGGTCTTCGATGTTGACCAGCCCGGCGACGTTGTTTAGCCCGGCGGCGATTTTGTATTGATAGCGTGCCATGCCGCCTCCCTACGCCAGACCGATTTCGCCGATGGTTTGCAGCACCACCCGGCGCACGTCCGCCGGATTGCCACCGTTAATCGGGATGTTGATATTGCCGTTCATCGTCCGGCTGTTATTGATGCTGCTGGAACTGGCCGCACCGGCAGCCGGTGTGGCCCGTGTGCCGGCACTGCTGAGCAGTTGCGCGGCGGCCGCGCCGATGCCCTGCAACATGTTGATCTCCTGCTGCGCGGTTTGCTGGCGAATACCCAGAATGGCGTTGGCGGCTTCCCGTGCGGCCCGTAATTCCCGGTCGCGGGCGATGGACGCTTCGCGCTCAGCAATGCGCCGTGACTCGCGCTGTTCGCGCAAATCGCGCTGGTAGGCGGCGCGGGCATCGTCGTTCTGCTGCCGCAGTGCCGTCAGCCTGTCCTGACGGGCGACTTCCAGTTCGCGCAGTTCCTGAGCGTCCTCAGCCGCCCGGGCCGCGGCCTTTTCCGCCTGAGCCTCCTGAAAGGCGCGTCCTTCAGCTTCCATATCACGGCTGGCTTTTTCGCGGATGCGGGCGGCGGCCAGAAAATCACCGGCCCGCAGTGCGTCCTGTTCGGACTGTACCGCGTCATCCCGCAACTGCTCCAGCCGGCGCTGATGCCCGCGCAGATCGCGCACTTCCTCATCCTGCCGGGCCAGTGCCTGCTCGCGCTCACTGCGCTGGAAGTCGAGCGACATCTGAGTAATGTCACGCCCAAAATCGCGCTCATTGTCGCTGAGCGTATCCTGAAGCTGGCGCTGGGACTTCTCAGCGTCGTCCGCCGCTTTGCGGGCAATATCCACCAGCGCGTCCGAGTACTTCTGTGCTGCCTCGTACTGTTTGCGGCTTAAATCCTCCTGTGCTTTGACGATTTCATCCGCTCGCCGCTCCGCTTCACGGGCAGCATCCTCAGCCGCTTTTTCCTGCGCTTTCGCGGCTTCCTCGGCAGCTTTAGCCGACTCATCGGCCGCTTTTTTCTGCGCTTCCCGCGCCTTCGCCGCGCCCAGGGCGCTGCTTTCGATGTAACTGGCTTCGCTGCCCAGGGCGTTCAGTTCCGCGGTCAGGGCGGCAATCCGCGCTGTCACCTCGTCCGAAGTTGCGCCGCTTTGCCGCAGGACGTTTAACTGCGCCTCCAGCGACTCGCGTTCGTCAGCGATGGCACTCAGGCGGGCTTCGTTCTGTTCGGCGCTGGCCCGGTCAGCCCGGTTACGGGCATCGATCTCGCGTCCGGCAGCATCTGCGGCTGACAGTGCCGCTTCCGTGCGCCGGGCACTTAGTTCTTCCTCAGCCAGCGCGGCATCGTTGGCCGCCAGCGTGCCATCATTCAGGCGCTCTTCCAGTGCGGCGATGTAGGCATCCATCTCGGCGATGGATTTGCCGCTGGTGTCTATCTGCGCCACCAGCGCCTCCTCCTCATGGGCCAGCGCCTGCCAGGCACCGCTGAGCAGTCCGGCACCCGCCGCCCGCTCCTGATACTGTCCCTGCAAATCCGTCAGCAGATCAGCTTCCTTAGCACGGGCGGCTTTCAAACGCTCCAGTTCGGCGATGACGGCAGCACTGGTGGTATCACTGCCAACAAAATCGTTGGCCTTGCGCTTTGCCTCGGTTTCGCGGTTGATGAGTTCGGCCTGTTTGGCTGACTCGTTGCCCAGAACAGATACGGCTGCTGCCAGCGCCGCGATGCCCGCCACCGCCAGCCCAATCGGGCCCAGGGCGGCCAGCATCGCCGCCGCCACGCCCGACGCGGTAGCGCCGACGGCGGTGAGCGCCGTGCCGATCACGGGCAGTGAACCGGCAAACGCGGTGACAGCACTGATAGCGCCACCCAAAAGGGCGGGCAGCTTGCCGGCCGCCGAACCGATCAGCCCGGTGTTAGCAATCAGGACATTCGCAAACGTCCCAACCTGCGCGGCCGCTTTGGGCGCGAATTCGCCCAGATCAGCCACCGCCTCGGCAATTTCTAAAATTTGCCCGGCCGCGCCGGCGTTGCCACCGGTGAGTGCATCCAGTGCGCCGCGAATGCCGGCCGTCGAGGAAGCCACATCACCGGCGAAGCCACCGCCACCTTCATCAATAGCCCGGCGCTGGCCTTCGTACTGCTCAAACGCGCCGGCGGTTTTGCTGACCTGGGCCGCCTGCCGTTGCAGCGCGGCGGTTGTGGCATCCATGGCGGCCGCGCCGTCAGTGCCGGCGGACTTCAGGGCGGCGGCCAGTTTGTCCACTGCGCTCAGGGATTGCGCGGCGGCTGATTTGTCCAGCGACAGGCGCAGCAGCGACTCGATGACGTTGTTAGCCATGGTCACGTTTCTCCTGATCTACCTGTGCCCGGATGAGTTGTTCCTGCCAGAGGATGGTATCCATGTCAGTCAACAAACCGGGATAGCGCGTCTCAGTTTCGACCACGTCCATGACTGTCCACTGCCAGTTACTGACGCGCACCCAGTGCAGCAGCCAGTGCAGCAGGCGCGGAGGATAATTTACCGTCCAGTCGTTTTCATCGCCGGCAATGTCAGCATCTAGTCGCCGGATAATGGCGGCACGGATGGCATCCCGGAGGGCTTCGCCGCCGTCAGCCCGCGATTGAAAGACGCTACCAAATAGGCGTTTTCGGTCAGAGCGGCCTCGGTCAGGGCACCGGCCAGTGAGGCCGGGCACTGTTCCAGTTGTGTCACCGTGACCGGCAGTGTCAGGTGCGGCGTGTCGCCTTCTATGCTGCCGATAGCCGCCGCGGTGATGTGATTGCACAACCACTGCGACAGGACGAGCGGGTCATCGCCGGCCGTCTTCAGGTACAGGAAGAAGTCCCTGCTGACGGACAGTGCCTGCACCTGCGTTAACTCCATGACGGTAATGGTCAGTCCTTTCCAGGTGACGATCATTACGTTCTGCCCGGCGCGTTGGTGCCGTAGACTGCGATGATTTTGGCATTGTCTGCCGGCGCTGCGGACAGTGTGAATGACGGCGTAGTCAGGTTGACCGCTGCAAACGCAGTGACCAGCACGCCGTCAACATACACCAGAATGTCGTCGGGCGAGTCCGAAACTGGCACATGCGACAGTTCAAACAGAACGCGCGTGCCATTGCCGAGCCACCAGTTCCAGCGCGGATGAGCGTTGAACACCATTTTTTCATAGGTCGCCTGGGTGCAGCCATGCACACTTTCCGTAAACGTGACTCCGGTCAGCGTTTTGCTGGAGGGTGATGGCGTGGCGTTGTAGGTGTTTTCGGTGGTGGCCTGTGCAAACGAATTGTTAGGCGGTGTAATCCGTGCTGACATGTACGCTTTGGCTTCCCACTGCCGCAGCTTGCCCAGAGTCGGGCTGGACTTGTCCGTATCCAGCGCCTGCCGGTAGGCAAACACGCCCACCAGCGGTTCGTTGCCCAGTTTGTCCGTGTCACCCGCCAGCATCTGCACATTGCCGACCTCGCGCAGCTTCACAGCCGACAGCAGCGCGTCCAGTTTCAGGTTGGTTTTGGCAGCGACAATGCTGAACGACCCGGCTTCAGACGACGGCAGACTGTCCTGAGCAAAAATAAAATCATCACCACGATGCGAGAACCGCTGTGGTTCCGGCTGCGTTACCGGAAACCCGGACACGCCTTCGACCTGAACGCCCTGCATCGGCGCGGCCTGTTTGACACTGACCGCGGGCAGCCCGTCAGCATCCAGCGGGATGATGGTGCAGTAGCGCACGCCCACGCCGGAGACAATTTCTACAGCCATAGCTCACTCCTAATCCTGATACTCAAAACCAATGAGGCGCTGCACGCGGTGGTTGAATGTCACCGCCACAAACTGCGCGTCTTCAGTTGCGGATGCTGGATAGCCGGTGATGGTGATACCACTATCACCCAAAAACCGATGATTCAGGGACACATCATCACCCTGATCTACATCAAGCTGCGGCCGGGCGAGGAAGTAATCGCGCACGCGCTCCAGAAAAGGCAGCGCGGCGTTAAACGCCTGATGCTGCCCGCCGAATTGCGCCACTTCCACGAACAGCACGGCCCGGTAATCGCGCTGCTCCAGTGCCAGCCCGCTGCCCTGCAATTCGATGCTGCCCGGGCCGTAAAACACAATGACCTGTGGCAGTGAAGCGGCCAGCAGCACCCGCGGGAACAGGTGGGTGGCGAGTTTGATCCCGGCAATGCTGCGATAGTGCGTTGCCAGACGTTCAGCGACGGTCATACGTACACCATGTCCCGCACATAGCGGCCCTGATTCAGGATTTTGAAGACCAGCGGCGGCGCTTCGGCCGGGATGGTGGTGGTATCGCCCGCCACCACCACTGCACCTTCATTGTCTCTGGTCTGATACAACCAGGCTGCCAGACGGGTGGCGGCCAGACGCACATCGGGCGGGATGCTGCCATAGCCGACGCTGCCGGTGATCCTGAACGCGCCGCGCGGGTCACTGTAGTTCCACGTTTTGCCGCGCCGCAGACGGGCCGCGGTTTTACGCGGGCTGTTGTAGGGCAGCAGGTCATAATCAGCAGCGGTCAGTGTGACTGTGTCGGTGACGAAGCTATCCACCGTCAGCACGTACTGATCCCGGAAAAACAGTGTGTCACCGTAGAGGTAGGGCTTCGCTGCATCCATGACCAGCGTTTGTCCGGTGATGGTGCCAAACGCCGTGCGACAGTAGGATTCAATCAGGGTGCTGGCGGCCGGGATCAGCACATCGGCAATCAGCGGGTCATCATCCGTCACCGACGGGTCGAAACTCAGCATCTGGCGCACCTGAGCCAGGGTGGTTAAATCCGGCATGGGTTCCTCCAGCGGGTGTCAGGATTTCAATGGCATGACAAATGACAACCCGCTGGTTTGCGCCACGCTGGTTTTAACACGGATGAAGCGGTAGCCTCGCAGCACCTCCATCACCGTGCCGCTCAGGGCAAACGTCCCGCTCACCGGCCCGATGCTGACCACCGCGCCGGCAGCGTCACGCACATCAACATAGGTGCCGGTGAGCGTGGTCGCCACCTGAAAGCTCAGGTTGGCGGAGGTCATGGCGCTGGTGGCAATGAAGCCGGCTGCCATATACCCGGACAAATCAACGGGCGTGCTGACCGTGCCGGCAGCGGCGATGCTGCCTTCCACCAGATTCGCGGGTACGAGTCCCATACAGTCTCCTGAGAATTGGTGCCGGACAAACACCCGGCACCAGTGGTTTTTAGTAGCGGACGTTTTCGTACAGCACGATCAGCGCGGCCGTAGCGTCGCGGGTGGTCGGTGCCACCGTGCCGGCCTTCACCCAGGTCAGTCCCAGGCGATCGCCGGCACGGAACGCAAACCCGGCGCGCCGGGCATCCTGCCGGGCGGTGGCGGTCTGCTGACCGACTTCCAGCGTGGTTTCAAACGCCGGGCATGCCGTCCCGTTGATGGTGGCCCGCAGCGTCAGTGTGCCACCGGTCAGCACATCATTCAGCAGCACACCGCCGCCAATAATGCTTCCGTCGTAGAGTGCCACGTACTCGTTTACATCCGCCGTCACCCGGAACGTCCCGTTGGCATTGGGAATGTCCGTGGCAAAAAACGGCAACTGCTGCATATTGAACGTGCTGCCTAATTGCGTTTGTGCGGTCATGACACCCTCCTAGCTGATGATGTTGTACATGACGGCGCACGACACGGTGTTCCGGCTGGCCAGCGCCACGCGGACGTTAGCACCCATCTGGTACGCGTCATACATGGGCAGGAATTCCATGAACGTGGTGATCTGCCGGCGGAAGCCGAGTCGCCAGCCGCGCCGGGCCGCGATGATGAGCTGCCCGCGGGTGTTGTTTGACGGTGTGCCGGAGATTTTGCCGGTGGCATTGGCCAGTTGCAGCTCGTTGCTGACGACGACCGGCATCCCGTCAATCGTGCCAACCTGCCCGGTGAGCACCGTCGCGTCACGTCCGTTGTTGAAAAAGACGTTCAGTTCGTCAATGTTCAGCAGGCGCGTGTACGTGTACTCATCAACGATGATGGCCAGATTGGGCGTGTCGGTGACGTAGGTATCCAGATCGTTACGCATGGTGGCCCGCAGGCTGCGAATAGCCTGCAACGTGGGCGCACTCCCGTTCATGTTCAGGCTGGTGGCGGGATTCGTCACCAGCGATTGCTTCCGCATCCCGTTGAAAATGCGGTAAACAGCGTTGCCGGCCGGCGTGCCGTCAATCAGGTTGATGTTGGTGTTGGCCGTGCCGTCGGTGTCACCGTTCAGCACCGCGCTGTCAATCGCGCGGGTAATAGCCTGCACTGCCTGTTCCTGAAACAGTGGGATGATCGGAATGATGGAGTCTTCGTCCAGTTCCATGCTGAACCCGACGCGCAGACCGAGCTTGCCAGCGGTCAGTGTCGTCTTGCCGGCACCTACCAGCGAGTCGGGCGTGGGATTGTTGGTGTTGTCCAGCGCCAGTTGCCCACGGTCAGTGGTCTCCGGCACAAAATACACCGTGGGATCGTTGGACTCCGTCGGCAACTGGTACTGGTTGGACGGCATTTCAATGACGGTCAGCAGCGGCGCTACCCGCGCTTCAATGCGCGACCGCCGCCAGATTTCATTAGACCACAGATCAGGGACAAAGTTCCCGGCGGCCATCGCCACGGCAGTGTTGTCGAGTTCGTTGGCTTTGGCCGCAATCCGCACGAAACTGCGTTCCTGCTCACGGCTCTCAAATTGAACGCTCTGTGCCTTGTAAGCGGCGTGGGCCTTGTCAAACAGGGCACGGGCGAATTCCACGCCGAGCGGCGACAGGCGGCCCGTCTTGAGAGCAGCGTTATGCAGGTACTCATGCATGGCCGCCATTTCGCCTAGGCTCAGATGGTCGTACTTGCTGCGGACGCTGATGCGATCCGTCACCGTCGGGCGCGTCGGATCAGCGCTGCCACCGGCAGGCAGAGCGCTGCGGGCGGGCACGGGATTGCGGGCGTTGTTCATGGCAGTCACCAGTTGCGCGGCCTGTTTGCGCGGGTCATAGCCGCGCTGCGGTTCGTCAACTGCCACGGCTTCCTCGTCGGTCATGTCTGCCGCAACGGGCAGTTCTTCGGTGGCGGGTGTGTCGGTCTGCCCGCCCTGCAACGCCTGCAGGACGGCTTTTTGCAGCGCCAGTTTCTGCGTGTCATTCAGCCCGTCCACAGCATCAAAGGCCGCCATCATGGCGGCAATCATGTTCACAGAGTCCACAGGGTTACTCCTCATTACAGGTTGATCGTTTCGTGTGTCTTGAGCAGCGTCCAGCACACCCACTTCAGGCAGGGCCTCTTTTGCGGTGGCGGTCGCGGAAACTTCCAGATGATGTTTGACGGCTTCCCGCAGGGCACTGACCGCCGTCCGGCCGCTTTGTTCGGCCGGCTTCGGTGTCAGGCTGCCCTCGGCAATCGGCCAGCAGGTAATCCAGCCGTCATCGGCCACGTCCACGGTGTAATTCATGGAGCCGGATGACCAGTACATGCTGCCGCGCAGCACGTCGTCATACGCCCGCCGGGCCCACTCGCGGATCGACGGGTCTTCGTGGTTAATATCGAGCACCGCTTCGGCATACAGTCCGTGCGCGTCAGGCGTGATGCTGGTGATGACACCAATCGCCGTCACACCGGCTTCGCCGAGTCCGTGCTGATACAGCACCGGGCGGGTGGCATACCAGTCCAGGTTGTACTGCGTATCGGCGGTGAAGTACTCACCGTAGGCATCACGGTTGTCCCGGTTGCCGAACACCACCAGATAACCGCCCACGCGCCCATCGCCTACGGCCTTAATTGTGCCGCCGGTGAAATACATTTCTGCGCTCATAGAACCTCTAGAGGGTATCGCCACGGAGGGCGCGTTCAACTGCCTCGTTCAAAGCGGCTTGCCCGGCGGCACTGATGACCGGCAGATTGCCGGTGATCGCCGTTTCCAGTTGCCACCAGTGCCCGCGGTGATACTGCGCCTGCTGTTCGTCACCACCGATGACCAGCGGCGCGTAAGGCAGCGCGCTGCCCACGGACACCGTCACCGAGGTACCGGTGAGTTCGGTCAGCGCCGACACCACGCTGCGCCCTAACATGCCGGTGCGCCGGTACGGGATTTTGTTCTCGCTCAGCAAGGCGAAGACTTTGCCCTGCTGAGCGCGGCTTTTGAATTTGCTCAGGTACGTGCTGCCGTCTGCCCGCGTGCGCTGGTAGCGTTTGGGCAGCGGTTTGCCCGACGGTGGCGGATACTCCGGCACGATGGATTCAGCGGCCGCGCCGATGCGCCGTCCGGTGATTTCCAGAATGCGCTGTGTGGTGCCCGGCGTGAAGATAACCCGCAGGGCATTTAAACGCCGCGTGTCTATGCTGAGCAGGGTCATGACGGCAGCACCGGGACGGTATAACAGCGGCAACCTGGGTGCAGCGGTGGCATTTTATTGCCCTGCCCGAAGCCGCCCGTAATCGGCGCGGTGGTGTTATGCAGCGGCGCACACTGCGGGCAGACGTGCCTGTCCCGTACCGTGCGCCAGCGCACTTCGGCAACATTCGCCTCGCGCCAGCGCGTCAGCGCACCCTGGTTGTAGGCGGTGGCGCTTTCAGTCTGTGCGATCAGCGCCGCGCGTTCCGGGTTGTTGAAAATTGGCTCCAGCAGGCGCTCTAACTCAGCCAGCGGCATTCCTGCCTCCAGCCAGGTGGTCAGTGCATCCTGCACCAGCGCCAGGGTGGTGCTATCAATTGTGTTAATCAGTTGGCGCACGTAACCGGCGATGTACTCCTGCACCTCGTCCGGCACCAGCGTCCAATCGATGTTAAGCGCCGCTTTCAGCGGATTCAGATTGGTGCGGGCGTTTTCCAGCGCGGCCTGCCCGGCACCCATGCCGGCGTACATAATCCGGGTCAGCAGTCCGGGATCATTAACCGTGCCCGTCCATGCCGTCATCAGATCGTCATGCATCCCGGTCAGGGTGTCCGCAATATCCGCCGCGGTGGTGGTGGTGGTCAGGTTCCGGCGAATGCGCTCCCAGGCGGCCAGCATGTACTCGTGCAGCCAGGCATCTCCGGCTTCAGTCATGAGCGCGTCGTAATCGCGCCACCATGCCTGTGCCTGTTCGGGCGTGACGTAATCCTGATCTTCCAGTGCCGCCTTTGCCCGCGCAAACACCGCCCGCCAGGCGGCCGGTGTGTCGTCGCAGGTGGACAGTTCACTCAACACCAGTGACCGCACGTTCTCCGGCACGTGCTGCGTGGCAAACGGGCGGGCGGGCCGGTTACGCCGATTGATGGTGAATTTTTCCCACGCCAGCAATTCGACCAGCGCGTCATCCGCCGTCAGCAGGTTCGCTTCGGCTGACCGCGCGGGCGGTGGCTCATCAGGTGGTGGCTCATCAGGTGGTGGCTCATCAGGTGGTGGCTCATCAGGTGGTGGTTCGTCGGGCGGCGGCTCGTCGGCTGCCGGACGTGACTCCCACACGGTCTGCTGCTGACCATCCTGCTGCACGGTGAGCGCCGCGCCGGTCGGTGTCACCCGCAGACTGGAACGGAACGTGACTGCCCGGACGCGGCTGGCACTGTAGCCCATGGTGATGTGCGGAATGTAGGCACCCGGCACACTGTAGGCGCTGGTGGCAATGCCGATGTGTTCGCAGAGGGCGTAGAGTTCGTCCTGATACTCACTCAGTTCAGCGCTGCGCCGAATGCGAAAGTGCAGGGCGTGCTGCCCTACTGCGTCAAATGTGGACAGCGATCCGATGTTGAGTCGCATATCCGGCGGCGCGTATTCGTTCAGCGCTGCCTGAAGCTGTGCGATCTGAGCTTCATCTGCCGCCGGTGCATGAATCAGGGTGATGTGAAATTCCGCCGGATCAACCCACTCGACCGGCACGTCGTGCAGCAGCGCTTTGAGCCGTTCTTGCAGGGCGATGAGGTCAGGGTGCGCATTCAGTTGCAGCAGCAGCGCGGCGGATTGCGTGCTGCGGGCGGCAGGCGGCGGCTCTTCCGGCGGTGCGGGCGCAGTGGTGGGCGACGACTGCGGTTCAGTCAGTGACACCGGCGCACTGTTAGCCGGATTGGTTTCGGGTGGCGGTGCCGGCGGCACGTCCATACCCGCGCCCTGAGCCAGGAAAGCCGCCTGCTGCGGGTTAACACCAGCGTTGCCAAACGGTGAGTAGGAAGGCTTGGGCATGAGAACGCCCAGTTGCTCAATCGGCGTGGGAAGTGCGCCCGGCGGCACGTACAACACGTTGCCGTGTTCCAGTGCAGGCAATTCCAGCATATCGCGGTATTCGTTCACCGTGATCCCGCCGGACAGAAGCTGGGCACTTAGAGCCGTGGCTTGCTGCTCTTTGTTCTCGCTGAGCGCCATGATCCGTTTTGCGTCAAACCAGACGCGCAGGCGTTCCGGGCGACGGTCAAAATGTGGCAGCAGTTCGTGTGTCGCCTCATGCGCCAGTAGTTCGGCAGCCGGCAAAATCGTTTCTTCATAGAGGGATTTACGCTGTTCCGGCGCACTCTGGTAACTGGCATCATCCCAGGCACCGGCTACGGATAATGGCACGCCGAATCCGGCGCAGATTTCACGGCGCACGGACTCGCGCAGGGACACGTCATCGGTGACGGGCTGCCGCTCCAGCACTTTAACATCACGGATGACTTTTGGCATCAGCGCCGGACGCGAGGCGTTGCCAGCACCGCCGAAGTTTTTGCGCCAGAAATCGATGAATTCCTGCGCCTGCGATGCGGGCAGGTCATATTCCGGCAGCAGCATCAAACCCGGACGGGCATCGTTTTCGTAAAACGCCTTAGCCGCGCGGGCCACCTGCTCATGCACGGCTGCGTCTTCCAGGACGGCGAGGATTTTGGACAGCCCGCGCAGGTCATCAAACGGGTTGTGGGTGTACAGGAACGCTACCTGATCCCGCCGCAGGCGAGCCGGGCGACCGCCCTGCATGGGCGCGTAACTGAAACTATCAATCCTCCCGTTCATCACCAGCGGCGTAACGGAGAGGTTGTTCAGTATCTGGAGCGCCAGACTGCCGGATTTGTCGGTGTACGGGTAGAGGAACGTCTCGCCGTACACGTCCCGGTTGCGCTGAATTGACCAGACCAGCGGACGACGGCCACCGCGCAGCGCCAGCGTCAGCGGATGGTTGTCCAATCGCTTTTTGCTGACGGTATCTTCCACGTACCAGTCCAGTCGGGTCATGCTGTCGGCACGAATGTCCAGACAGCGCCCAACCCACACATTCACCGCGCTCAGGTACGCATAACGCTGGTCGCCGTCTAACCGTTCAAAGGTGCTGCTTTCGCTCAGATAACTGTTGAGCCAGTTACCGCCACTTTTGGCGGCAATCGGTGTCACCTGCCCGGACGGGTGGAAATACAGGGCCACGGGTTCGCCCGGCACGGTGGTTGTGCGCGGTGGCGATAGCCACCGATTCAGACGTGCGAACATACCACCTCACAGAAATATGGGCATGGCCAACCGCCCGCTGGACACCGCGTGCCAGGCGAGGGCGGTGGCTATCACCGTGTCATCATGACCACCGGGCGGTGCACTGTAACGAAACACGCCTGACGGCAGGCGTTCCAGCGCATACGCCTGCAACTCCGCCTGCTGCAATGCACCGTCACGGGTGGCAGCACTGAGCAGGGTCAACTCGCGGCGTTCAATCGCCAGTGCCAGCGCTTCGATGATGGCGGTCTTGCTGGCGCTGGTGGTGGTGAATGGCCGCACGGGCAGCCCGGACTGTTGCAGCGCTTCGATGTTGACACCGCCCACGCTGTTGGACTCAGCCACGATGGTCTGCGGGCGGTAGCGGGCGGCGAGGGCTTCCAGCCGGCCGCGCTGCACGCTCCATGACACCTGATTGAACCGTTCCAGCCAGACCTGCCGCCGGGCGTTTACGTCAAAAATGCTGATAACGCTGAAATCCACATCCCGCGCCCAGTCCACGCCGAAGACGTACAGCCCGTCGGGCTGCGGTTCGGCGGGCAGCGCCTGGCAGACTTCGGACACACCGCGAAACACGCCACCAGCATCGTCGATAAATTGCGCCAGAAACTCCTGCTGAAAAATGCGTTCCGGCAGTCCGGCACGGGCCGCTTCGATTTCGGCAGTGGCAATGAACGGGTTGCTGCTCGTCGGGAATGACCACGACTGCCATTCCGGTTGCAGCGGGTCTAACCCGGCGTTGTAGGCTCGCCAGAACCAGTTATGGCCTTTGGGTGTGCCGATGAAGACCGCCTGCCCGCGCCGGTCAGCCAGCGCCGGGCGCACGCTTTCCAGCCACGCCAGTTCCTGAATGATGCCCGCTTCATCGAAGACCACCAGATCAAGACCCTCACCGACGAGCTTTTCCGGGCGATCTGCTGATTTGCACTGGAAGCGGCCACCGCCGGCGAGTTCAATCAGCAGGTCAGTCTTGTTGCCTTCACCGTAACCGGCGCTGAGCAGCGGTCGCAGGGCACTGCTCACCATGCGCCAGCCCACGCGCCGCGAAATATCGTAGGTCGGCGCAATCCACCACACGGAACGGCCGCGCAGGAGGGCACCCAGGGCAATGGTGGCGGCCAGCCGGCTTTTGCCAAATCGCCTGCCGGCGACCATGACCTTAAACCGTGCCGGTGAATCAAACACCGCCTGCTGTGCCGGGTGCAGTTTCGGCAGGACAATCTGAACGTTATTCATCGCCGTCGATGGCACCATCCGGGAAGGACAGGGTGAAGGACAATTGTCCGCTCAGCGCCACCTGGTTCTTCTCCTCAGCAATGCCGAGCAGCTTGATGCGCTGTGCAATACAGCGCTCCACGCCTGCCAGATACGCCGGGTTGCCCGTGCGCTGCTCGTCGGTCAGGGAGGATTCGCTCACCTGCCCGCTGGCGCGTTTGCTCAGCTTTGACCGGGAAATTTTGCGCGGCTGCCGCGACTCTTCCCAGGCCCGCCAGTACTCGGCTTCCAGTGTGTCCAGCCGCGCTAACTCTTTCGCCCGGTGTTCATCCAGTGCCAGCACCGTGTTTTCACGCCAGCGCCGCCGCAGTTCCTCGAGATCATTCCAGATGGTTTTGTGATTCACCGTGTACGGTCGCTGTGCTGACAGGTCAGCGGCAATCGTCCGCAGTGACTTGCCCGCCAGATACCAGCGATTGATTAATTCCAAATCCAGTTCACGCTGGTGACGGTTGCGCTTCGGGCCCATGTGGGTAATCTCTCCGGGTAGTTAAAAAAGCGTCCGGGTCGGAATTGCACCGCCACCAGTGCAGTGGGACTGCACTGTACTACTGTTATACGACGGACGCACGGGTTAAGCGTTTTTAGGATAAGGCTGTGACCGGCTTTTAAGCAGCGCTTTCAACCGATCATCGGTTTTGTCCAGCAGGTAAACGTAACGGTACTTGCTAGGTGAACGGACATAAGACATGTTTACAAGCGCCGGGTTACAGTGTCCATACTTTGCAGAAAAACTTTTTTTATGAATCAGGTTGCCTTTATGATCTATAACCAGTCTTTCATTTTCAGACTTACCGGTATAAACAAAATTAGCTGCCTGGTATATGACACCGACATGCTGCTGTGCCGAATCGGCATAACTGACAACCAGTTTTAGACCTGGGCTTTGCGCTTTGAGCATTTTCAGAGCAATAGACAGAATACGACTGACCGGCACTTTGTGTTTGGAAAGTGCCACTCGTGTCAGTTCAACAACCTGCGTTTGTGGCAATCCAAATGGTGAACCGATGTGGTGGTTAGCACCATAAGAGAAAATGATTGCACCGATAAAAACGCCCGACTCCCACACGCCGACACGAACCATCTTCCCGGCAGGAAGGCGGCGCGTGTAATGCCATGTTTCTACTGCATATTTAGCTGCCCTGGTATCAATCCAGCCCAGTTGCAATCCATCAGGGTGTGAATTCATGACCACACTCCGGGCAGCAGATTTTCTTTTTTTCATCTAATCTTGGCTGGCTGCTGGCGGGCAGGGATTGCACATCCGGCGGTGTTATGCCTTCCCGTTCAGCAATCTCTGTCAGCAACTTTTGCAGGGCTGGCTCATCGGTCTGTGCCTGATGCAGCAGGGTATCCAGCACGTCACGGTCATATGCCGCCATCGCGGTGATCGGGTCATACACCGCCAGAAACGTCGCTTCCTGCGCCTCATCAATATCCACCACCAGCACATCAATGGTCATGCTGTCATCACGGGTCAGGTACTCCTCCACCCGTGCATGACCATCCAGCAAATGCTGTGTGCGCCGGTTCATAATCGGTGGTGCAACAATGCCCAGGGCGTTCAGGGAAGCTCGCAGGGCATCGCGCTGTGCCGCCGGATGCCGCCGGGCGTTAAACGGATGGGCCAGCAAATCGCTGACAGTCATCTGTTCCAGACCGATAATCCGATTTTGCCAGTGCTCCATCAGTCGTCATCCCACAGTGCCACGGTCATCAACTGTTCACGCGCTTCCTGCCGTGCCTGCCGCCGCATCATCTGCAACAGTGGAGTGAGCCAGCGCTCTGTCAGTTCGCCGCGCTCACCATCGGCCCCGTATTTTTCAAAGCAGTGCCGGCACAGGCCGTAATCTACCCGGCAGCCCGGCGCACCACACGCCACACACTCCACGCGCATTTTGTGCAGCACCCGGCGCACCGCGGTTTCATCCAGTGCATCACGCCGCTTATAAATAAAGGGGGCATTTTGCGCGATTGTTTCCATTTTTAATGGTCGGCTGCTGGCCCAGGCTTCCATCCGCTCATCAATGCGGCGCAGCAGCTTATGAGCACTGTGCCGGTTGATCTTCAGTTCCTGCCCCACCAGCTTCACCGGCGACAGTCCGGCCATGGCAGCCGCCTGCGCTACCAGCAGTGCATCCTGCTGACGTTTGGTTAACGCTGGCACGTTCTTCAGTGATTGGTGAAACAGGCGACCAATCGCCGCGTTTTCCGTCGGACGCGCCACTGCCATGTCTCGCAGCAGGGACAGGCTGTTATGAACAGTGACCCCGGTCAGACTGCCAGTGCTATCCAGTAAATCATCCGCGTCCACATAGCGCAGCGGGTTTTTCCACCACATACAGCCCCCTAACAGAACAGGCGTTTTGACCATTGTAACAGCAAAAACGCGGCACACTGCCAGTATCACTCCCGGCGGGCAGTACAATAAAAGAGATACGCTGCGTTGAAGGATCATCATGAAAGCACAGATTTTTGCCTGCCCGGACGATTGGCCAAAGGTCATCGCCGGCACAAAAACACAGGCGCTCCTGCACTGTCGTAGCAGTGATGTGCTAAACCAGTATGGCATTGTGTGGCGCAATCGAACCGCCTGGCGCTGGCAGGGGCAAATTCTGGCGCTGTGTGGTTCGGGCGCAGTCCGGGTGTATCACAACGTTGTCACCAGTGCCGTGCTGGCAGTCGGCAGACGGCAATCCGTACAGGATAAAACCACTGGGGCCCGCTTTTACCTGTGGGATATGTATGGACAGGCTTCGGGCTGGCGTAAAGTGCTGCTGCGAGTAACCACTATTGCCCGGCAGGACGTGCGGCACATCCTGCCGGCAGATGGTGAACCTATGACTGACCACATATCCTGGCTGATTGCCTGGTTGAAAAAATATGACCATCAGGGCACTCAGCAT